ATTTCTTCGCTTGCCCATTGAAAGTTAGCTTCATCTATGGCCGCCCACATGTTAATAAATTTCATCAATCTAGGCACACCCATATTAAATCCCATGTCAACAAGGCACATTTGACGTGCTTCATCGAGTTGTAAAACAATTGGTTTTTTTGCGACCAATTCTTTTTCTACAATTTTTATATCATTTATACAAAGGTAATAAGCTTCCTCTTCAGTAAGACCATTGTTCACTACATCTTCAAGAGTTTTATTCATGTGCATTAACTCTCCGTCACTAATACCCCTGTCTTCAAGGTTTCTTCCGATACCTATAGTGGATATACCGAGTGAATCTTTATAAGGCTCAAGCACTATACCTTCGTGCTTTGCAATTATTTTTACAAGTTCTTGTCTATCATATTTCATGCTTTTTTCCTTGTAGTTTTTTTCCTTGTAGTAGTTTTTCTTCGTTTGCCCGATGCCGTAACAGACCACTTAACAGCTTTAGGACCTGTCTTTTTACGTGCTTCTGCTTTACTTATCTTACCTGCAACAGCTTTGGGTCTGCACGCAGGATAAGGTCGTGTTTTTTTCTCTTTACCAGACCTACCACACTTTTTACCAGTCTTAACATCACGCCAATCTTCTTTAAACCATTTGGTTAAACTCATTAGTAAGTGCCACCACGTTTCTTGTATGTTCTAACTAACCAAGCATTTGCGTATGCTGAAGGATATACTTTAAACTTACGTTTTGCTTCTGCTTTTACTCTAGCGTATAACGCAGGGTTTTTTGGTTTAGATCCACCTTTTTTCTTTGTTGTTCTAGCTTTTTTCTTTGTTGTTCTAGCCATGTTATTTTCCTTTTTTTAACATCTTTGCTGCTTGACCTACACCTTTGATGCCAAATGATGCAGATATTGCAATAAACAATAAATACTGATACCATTCTGGAAGCGTATTTAACACTTCAAAACCATTTCTTACGTATTCTGTCATACCCGGAATGAAGACCAAAATTGCAGGAGCTAACAGCACAACTAAAGCAAATTCGTCTTTCCACGAATTATCTGTTGCTTGTGCCATTTTACCTTCCCACTCTACTTCCCCTGCAGCAACCTTTTCTGCAACGGTAGCACGAGCTTTGGCTTCAGCAACTTTAGCTATTCCGTCTGCTTTTGTTTTTTCTACTTTGTTTTGAAACCAAGTGCCTGCTAGATTAGCTATTGGGCCAATTAATGCCTGAAACACGTCTTTTCCTTTCCAACTGTTTTATATGCTTTCTCCAAAAGAAAACAGATAACTTACTAAAGAAACCTGATAGAGTTAACATTTCCACCTTTTTCTTGCTTGTCGCAGTCTACTGTTTGGGTTTTTGGCTGCTTTAGGAAACTTTTTCATTTGTCCTGCACTTCTTGCACAAAATGATTTACGTCTTTTTGCAGCTTTGCTTCCCGGTTTAACTTTGCCTGTTACAGCAGTTTTAAGTTTACTTCCGGGGTTATCCCTTCGGTATTTAGCTACACCTTTTTTAGTCATTCCCGCACCAGATTTGGTTGGGCGTTTGTGACCACCTCTAATAGTGTGACCTTTCATGCTTCCCCGTTTAGCAGCCATAACTATCTAGCCTTACCACCACGAGCCATGTACTTTTTGGTTTTGCCACCACCACGCATCATCTTTTTGGTTTTGCCGCCACCTGCCATCATTTTTTTAGCTTTGCCACCGCCCATCATTTTCTTTTTGCCACCTGCAGCACCACCTTTAGCCATCATTTTTTTGGCTTTGCCACCGCCTGCTTTTCTTTTTCTTACAGATTTTTCTGCTTTAACATAATTAGGACTCACTTCCATACCTCTTGCTAAGTTAAATATTCTCATTAATATTTGTTCAGCAGTCATGCCTTTTGTATCACTTTTTCTTGTAAATTTGCCCACTGTTATTCTCCGAATATAGATTGTTAAATGTTGTTGCAGGATCAAGATAACTTTCGTGAATCTCTGCGTTGTGTATATACTGGCTCGGTCTAAAATCTGGAGGACCTTCCCCAGTTTCCCAAAGTGCAGGACTTGTTGCCCTTACTCTGTTATTTGGAAGAGCAATAATATTGCCTGTCCAATCTCCTGCATCTATTAACTGTAGCACGTGACTTTGTTTGTGTTGTGCAGGGTCATCTGCTATGTCACTTTCTGTGTAATCTACAGTAAACAGATATTGTCCTTTATGAAACTCCCCATCTATTTTACATATCCAAGGGGATGAACTAACTCTGTCTAATCGTACTATCGAGTGATGATGTGAACTACAATCCCAAGGTTGAGCCAAATGTGTTGGCATTTTTTGCGGCCACTCTTCGTACGGTATATCAGCAACAAGTGCTGTTATTGGCATCCTTGCCCACATTGCACCACCGTGTACGTTCGGTTCGTTTTCATCGTCATCACTTTCACATCCTGTAAATACGACTTGAAAACTAAGACATCTGTCTGGTACTGTGTTTACGGCTATTGCTAGTCCGTGTAAATATTCACCGTGATATATTTGGTGATTATGTGTAAATTCTTTTCTTACCCAACATTTAAAGTGTGGTATATTGCTTATTAAGTATGCCACCTATCTACCCCACTGTTTTTTTAAATAGTTTTGTACAAGAGTAGATTTAGTAGCTAAATCGTGTTGTTTGTTTTGTATTGCGTGTGCATTTACTTCAAATAAATTACGCAAAATAAAACTTTGTTCGTAACTTACATTGGTAGATAACCAACCTATCAATGCTCTTCGTAACCCTTTTGTTACTTTGTTTACGCTGTGAGGGTATATAATTGGAAAAAATAAAACTTGACCTGCTTTTAATTTAAAAGGTATTGAACCTATTTCGTTGTCAAGAACAAATTCTCCGCCCTCGTAGTCGTCTGATAAACAAACTGTAAAACCGTAATCAAAGTAAGTTTGATTTATTTTAGGTTCGGCTTTAAAACTGTCTATGTGTTTGTTGTAGTAGTCACCTTCTCTGTAGTGGTTATAAAAATTAACCGATACACGTGTAGGGTTAATAACTGAATCAACAAACGGATTGTGTATAATTCGTGCAGAAACTAAATTTCTTATCTCATCATCTACTTTTACAGACTCTGAATTTTTTTTAACGCCTTTTAATGGTTGCGTTTTATTACCATCTTCCATACGTGGACAAAGATCTAAACATCTGCTTACATCTTCTTTGGTTAATAATTGTAATAACATTTTTTACCTTTGTTAACAAAAATCTTCCCCCATGTATAAAGTAAGGAGGGGTGGTTGCCCACCCCAACTTATTATGTGCCAGTTGAAACTGTAGCAGTTTCTACAGGATTGTGTGAAATGTCTGCTAAAACTACGTGTATTCTAAAACGTAGTGCAGATTCTCCTGTTGATCCACCATCGAGAATTAACGCATCGATAGTATCTGCTGAAGTTAAAATTCTAGCGTTAGAACCAGAAGCACCGACAGCAGCTTCAAGAAATGGTGTAAAACCTGCAGCACATGCAGAACCGTCTACAAAACAGTCTACATCACCGCCTGTGAAACCCACATCAAGAGTGATCTGTCCATTACCTCTTGCTTCTAAAACTTCTAAAGCACCTGCAACAATCATAGTATCAGCAGGAACGTCAATCAACTGAACAACGTCTCCCCCTGTACCACCATCGGCAGTATCATGTACTTTTGAGGTCATTACGTAAGGTCTTGCAACGTTACCCGGATGACCTGCAGTTCCTCCGTTAGGAGTTAAATCATAAGTCGCCATTTATTCCTCCTATAGATTAAGCAAAGTCAATGACGCCACGAACTAACGCTTCTGGTCTAAGAATTTTTCTACCAAAAACATGTAGTCCTCTAACAACGTCAGAGAATGATTCAGTTGAACGTACCACTTCTGTCTTTGCGATGTGAGACGCTGTTGCCGCAGCAGAAATGTGACCTGCTAAGATAACATTTTCAGAAGCGTCTGTTGCCAGACCTGTCATTGTTACCTGATCAGTTCCACTTGTGCTGTTTAAAGCTGTAGACTTGTAGCATTGAAAGCCTGCAAGTGTACCCGGAGTTGCAAGTCCGTTTCTTAGGTTAGAAGACGCATCGCCAGTTACCTGTACTTCTGCAATCTTGTTACCTGCTTGAAACATCTTCTCGTAGAAGATAGGAGGTGCAACAAACCATCTATTCTCTTCTGGTACAGATTGGTCGTCAAGCACTCTAGCCATTAAAAGCATAAGGTTGATACCTGCATCATCTGTCTCTACGTTAATAGGAGCAGATGCTGTACCTAAAGCTGTATTAGTAGTTGTTAAACCACCTGATAAACTTGCATCATCAGCACCTGCAAGACCTGCACCGTCTGATAAAGCTTGTAGTACGTTTGCATCGTATTTTCTCTTCAAAGAAAAAGCACCTGATGAGGTAGCTAATGCTTCAAAGTTAACATGAGAATGTCTCTCCTCGATGTCATCAATTTTAAATGCAAATGCGTTAGCTTGGTCTACGGTCAATGTAATTTGATCGTCTGCCAAGTTTTGTGTGTTCACCACAGAACCTCTAGTATAACTTGATACAGTTATTGTAGGTTCTTTGATGATATTTACAGTGTCACCAAAGTTTTCAATTTCCCCAGTGTAATCAGTATTAGTAATATCTTCTGCAACCGAAGCACGTCTAAAGAACTTGAGAACTTTTTGGCTAAAAATTTGCGGAGCAAAATTACCCGAAGGTAAGTTACCGTAACCCGCAGCAGTTCCGAAAGCCATTTTTCTCTCTCCTTATTTGAGGTTTAGCTGTTCATATCTATTCGCCCCTCCTGCCTTGCTAAGTCTATTTCGGCTTCCACCTTTTCAAACTCCCAAGGTTTTAAACGGGCGATGTCAGAACCCTTCCAGACTTTTTTATTTGAACCTTCTTTTGTTGCAACATCTTTTGGTTGTTGTCTAGTAACCGATGCAGCAGGGTCAGAAGCTTCTTTTGATCTAGTTGGTTTCTTTGTGGAGATTCCCATCTCCGATTTATAAAGAGATATAATTTTACCTGCCCATTTAGCGTCAGTATTATTTTTATAAATACCATCACTTAATTGTTCAGGTTGATCATCTAACCAACCAAGAAATTTTTCGTCAGTTTTTAAACTGTTAAAATCAGGGTGCAATCGAAGAAGTTCTTCAGTTGCTTTTTCTTTTTCAAGATTTTTTTCCCGTTTTTTTACAGAGTCTATCTCCTCACGAAGTTTTGCAACTTGAGATTGAGTTTGCAATCCTGATACTGTTTCAACTACTTCAAAAACATCGGGGTATCTTTCTTTAAATTCCTCTAGTTCTTCAAGTGTTTTTGGCGGCTTTGTGCCTATTGGCATTTCATACGCACGTTTTTTAACAGTTTCTAATTGACTTTGAAATTCTTCACGTTCACTTTTAAACTCATTAAGTTTTGTGTCATAATGTTTTTTAAGGTCATCATAACGTTTTTTGTAATCGTGATCTTCTTCTTTTGTCTTTTTTTCTGCAAAACTATTATCACTCTGTTGAGTAGCCACTTGATTAGAAGTGGGGTCAATTTGAGCTTCGTCTTGTTGTTGCTCTTGGTTTCCTTCATCCTCTTCATCTTTGTAAACATCATCTCGATATTTACCCCTATAAAGATTTTGATTATCTAAGACTCCTTTAGAGTCGTTTGGTTTTC